CGATCTCAACGCACTAGTGGATGAAGGCACTAGATGTTGGAAAGGCTACAAACGTAAAGGTTTCAAGACAATGTTTGGTAAGCGTGTACCTAATTGTGTAAAACGTGAAGGAAAATACATAGTCAGTGATGCATTTGGCGAGGAGATGTTTGAATCTACTGTTAAAGATGAAGCACTTGACTTCCTAAGGCAAAACTATCTCGACTTAAAGACCTGTGCGGTGCACGACAATGTGAACGAATCACATCATTCAGGACTAAGGGCTTGGTTCGGAAAAGGCAAGAAAGGCGGAGCCGGTGGTGGCGGTTGGGATAGATACAACACCAAAGGTGAGAGAATAGGAAAATGCGGTGGACGTAAAAAAGGAGAAGGCAAACCAAAATGCCTGTCCAAAGCCAGAGCGGCATCGTTACGTGCATCAGGTGGTAAGAAAGCGATAGCGGCCGCTGTGAGAAGAAAGAGAAGAAAAGACAAGAATCCAGAAAGACGTGGTAAAGCAATAAACGTCAGAAACAAGAAGAAAAAATAATTTGCAATTCTTAAAGATCTGTTATATAATTGCTGTATAACAACAGGAGAAACAAATGGCAGTAAGAAACTTCAATGACGCAGAAAAACAGAAACTAATCCAGATTATATCCCAAGGTTCACAGGTACTAGGTGAAGTAGAGGACTTGAAAGGTGGATTGAAAGACACAGTAAAAGCAATAGCAGAAGAATTAGAATTAAAACCAGCACTGATCAATAAAGCGATATCAGTTGCACACAAGGGCAACTATCAGAATATCGCTGACGAGATGGACACATTAGAAAGTATACTGAACACAGCCGGTAAACTTTAATGTTGAAATTACTCAAAGAATTTTGGGTAACAAGTTATAAAACAGACAAACTTGCTTTTTACCTTGAAGTGTTTTCGGTAGCGGTAACAATAGCAGGATCCTATCTACTAACCTTTACCTCGCCCGGACCGGATATGAAATGGATATTTCCATTGTATCTAATGGGCTCAAGCACACTTGCCGTGGCCGCATTCCGTAGGAGAATAATTTGGACTTGCGTATTGGCATCATGGTTTACTATAATGAATGTAATAGGAAATTTTAGAGTATTTTTATGAGTTACATAGACGCACTTTACAAAAAAGATGAAGATAAGATATACGTCGTAGAACGTGATCCAAAGAAAGGTCGTGTCTTTGTCGAGTATGATGCAAGATATGTTTTCTATTATCCAGACGCAAGGGGCAAACATAGGTCGATGACAGGTGAACCTTTACAGAGAGTAATTTGTCAAACAAATAAAGAATTCATTAAGGAGCAGAGGATTAGGTCCAACAAGCAACTTTATGAACAAGATATCAATCCTGTGTTCAGATGCTTAGAAGAAAACTATCTAGGGAAAGAAACACCCAAGTTGAACACAATGTTTTTTGATATCGAGGTTGACTTCGATCCGGATCGAGGTTATTCAACAACAGATGATCCGTTCATGCCCATAACTGCCATAAGTTGTTACATGAGCTGGACGGATCAACTAGTGACACTGGCAGTGCCTCCTAAAACAATTAGTATGAAGGACGCACAAGAGCTCACAAAAAGATTTGAAAACACCATGTTGTTCGAGAAAGAAAAGGACATGCTTGATGCGTTTCTGCAACTCGTTGAAGATGCCGACATCCTGTCAGGTTGGAACTCAGAAGGTTATGATATTCCTTACACTGTGGGTAGAATACAAAAAGTATTAAGTTCGGATGATACAAGACGTCTGTGTTTCTGGGGAGAAAAACCCAAGAAGAGAGTATTTGAAAAATATGGCCGAGAGCAATTAAGTTTTGATCTTGTAGGCAGGGTGCATTTGGATCTGCTTGAACTATACAGGAAATACACATACGAAGAAAGACACAGTTTCAGACTGGACGCAATTGGAGAGCACGAACTAGGCGAAAAGAAGACTGTGTATGAAGGATCATTAGATAATCTTTATAAAAATGACTTTGGGTTATTCATCGAGTACAACAGGCAAGACACGGCACTTTTAGCAAAACTTGAAAAGAAACTGAAATTCATAGAACTGGCTAACGAAATAGCACACCAAAACACTGTGTTGCTACAAACAACGATGGGTGCAGTGGCGGTTACAGAACAGGCCATTGTGAACGAAGCACACAGGCGTGGTATGATTGTTCCGGGCAGACGCTATAAAAAAGATGGAGAAGAGAATCAACCAGCGGCAGGTGCCTATGTGGCAACCCCTATCAAAGGCATACACGACTGGATAGGATCTATTGACATCAACTCTCTGTATCCAAGTGTGATTAGAGCATTGAACATGGGACCTGAAACAATAGTCGGACAGATAAGACCCGTGATCACATCTGCAGAAATCAACAGAGCCAAACATGCAAAGAAGTCATTTGCGGCGGCATGGGATAGCCAGTTTGGTAGTTGGGAGTATCAGGCGGTTATGAATAAAGAAAAAGGAACTGAAATTATTGTGGACTGGGAGGACAAAACCAGTGTGCGTATGAGTGCGGCACAACTTTACGATATAGTTTTCGAGGGAAACAACAAATGGATGTTGAGTGCTAACGGCACAATATTCACGTACGAGTATGAAGCAATCATTCCAGGACTTTTAAAAAGGTGGTATGCAGAACGACAGGAAATGCAACGTAAAATGCATGAGTGTGGGGACAACGAAATAGAAAGAGAATACTGGGACAAAAGACAACTTGTTAAAAAAATTAATTTGAACAGTTTATACGGTGCCATACTTAATCCAGGGTGCAGATTCTTTGACATCAGGATTGGACAATCGGTGACTTTATCTGGTAGATGCATTACAAAGCACATGGCAAGTAAGGTCAATGAGATTGTTGCTGGCAAATACGACCACAGAGGAGAAAGCGTGGTATATGGAGACACTGACTCTGTTTACTTTTCCGCATATAATACTCTTAAAAAAGAGATAGAGCAAGGTGTCATACCATGGACAAAAGACTCTGTTGTAGCCTTGTATGATAAAATATCTGATGAGGTCAATGGATCATTCAAAACATTTATGACAAAAGCATTTCATTGTCCAAGTACCAGAGGTGAAGTTATTGCCGCGGGTAGAGAGCTCGTGGGATCAAAAGGCTTGTTTATAACAAAGAAAAGGTATGCACTGCTCTACTATGACAAAGAAGGTGAGAGGACAGACACGGCAGGAAAAGAAGGAAAAATGAAAGCGATGGGACTTGATTTAAAAAGGTCTGACACTCCTGTTTTCGTACAGGACTTCTTGAGTGATCTGTTGTATATGGTATTGACAGGTAAAAGCGAAACAGAAGTACTAGAAAAAATAAGCGAATTCAGAGCAGAATTCAAAGCACGACCAGGATGGGAAAAAGGATCTCCAAAGAGAGCAAACAACATGACCAAATATACAGCGGCCGAAGAAGCAAAAGGCAAAGCAAACATGCCGGGACACGTAAGGGCCAGCATGAACTGGAATAGATGCAGAGAAATGTATGGAGACAAATATTCATTGCCTATCACAGACGGTGCCAAAGTTATCGTGTGTAAATTGAAGAACAATCCACTGGGTTATACAAGTATAGCATATCCTGTAGACGAAATGCGTATTCCGGAATGGTTCAAAGAGTTGCCATTCGATGGTGACGCTATGGAAAGCACAATTCTTGATCAAAAGATTGACAACCTCATAGGTGTGCTGGGCTGGGACGTACAAAGCACGGAGACCACAAACACATTTAATAAACTATTTGACTTTTAAATACTGTTATGGATCTAAAACAAATCTATATAGAAAGTCTAAAATCACATGATTGGAACTACGAAAGACATGAAGACGCAAAGTTTGACATCGGACTTAAACAAAAAGATAAGATAAGAGGCATAATCGCTGAAGCCTATGAATTAGGGAAGGATCCTGCTAAAATATTTTACAGTATTTGTCCGGAACATCTTTACAGGCAGTCAGCAGATTATGGAATAAGGACACCGTGGGAGGAGTTGTTGCTAGATCAGGAGATTCAAAAAGAAGAAAATCAGAAGAAATTCAACGATGTTAAGTATTGAAGAAATTAAGTTATTAATAGAAAAACTTGAGAAGGCAAAGGAATCAGATTTCAAAGAGTTAATAGATACAAATCTAAAAATACTTAAAGATATTGAAACGGCTGTAGATGCAAACAATGAGGCTGTGATAGACAGGCTAGACAAAACGCCAGAGTGGTTTACCAAGGACATTGACGCTAAAAGAATTAAACCAGTTGTGAGTCCATGGTTATTTAGATTGATACAGACAAAGATCTACCAGTTTGCAACAACCAGTGGACATTACAATAGTTTAGAGATAGGCCCTGGCACAGGCATGTTTTCAAGAGAATTTACAGCATGGCATTTGAACTACTTTGTGGATGTCAATACATGGGTAGAAAAGAGCATTAGAAAAAAATTTCCTAATAGGGCTCAAAAGAATTTAAAATTCTATCTCACAGATCGAACCAGATGTGATGACATACCTACTAATAGTTGTAATTTTGTTTTTAGTTGGGACACCTTTGTGTTCTTAACCAAACCACACATTGAGGAGTATTTACAAGACATCAAGAGAGTTTTAATAAACGGTGGTTATGCATTTATACAATACGCAGACTGCCAAACAGAACCAGATCTATCATATGCCAAAAGAGGCTACTGGAATTACAATACTAAATCGGGTATGAAAGAAATGCTTATGACTGCAGGATTTGAAATAGTGGAAATGAATCAATTCATGGTTGGAGCAAATTTTGTAATATTTCGTAAGCCTGGTAAACAAAATACCGTGCTGTATGAAAAAAGTGAAATAGTACTAGACTAAGATCTAAATATACTATACAATAGCAACATTATGATAGACATCTTAAAAGACATCGTTAAACATACGCATGGACTGGGATTCTTGGATCTTGTTAAAATCACTGGCGACGACAAAGAGACAGTCATCGATTCAATGGCAGAAGACAGATCTGTGATCCTGCAAGGGTCTTTCCACAAACCACAAGCGGAAATGAATGGTACGTTTGGTATGCCACAGATGGGCAA